TCATTAACAAAGACTATGAAGAGGCCAAGCTGGTTATTCGTACCGATATCGAAAATATTTCAGAATTAATCAAAAAAGAAGAGAATTGGTGTCAATATGCTCTCGCAAAGGATATAAATAACATACATCTATTCGATCCTTCCAGTGCAGATGCCTGTAAGTTTTGTATTCTTGGTGCCGCCTATAGGCTAGATGCCGACACAAAAACGTTAGCTTTTCTTAACAGAATGTCCTATCTTAACGGATATAACGGAATCGACCGTTTGAATGACCAGAATAATTTTGAAGACGTGCAGGGGTTTTTGCTTGCATGTTTGAAGTCTTTGAAGTAGAATGATGAAAATGAAGAAGGAATTTTAGAATGACAAACACATGGGTAATCTCCGATCCACACTTTGGACACGCGAATATCATCAAGTTTTGTAACCGCCCCTTCGCCTCCGTCACGGAGATGGACGAGGCTCTGATTAAAAATTGGAATTCTGTTGTCGAACCTACAGATCGGGTGATTTGTAATGGCGACTTCATGTTCTACAAGAGTGATACCGGAATATTTCAACGCCTGAAGGGTTATAAGGAATTGGTGCTGGGCAACCATGACCATACGGCGACGAGAAATTTGGGCTGGAAGGCCATCCACACGCGGCTTGAATTCGTTCATAACAGCAAACATGTCGTGATGGATCACTATCCCATCGAGTCGTGGAACAAGAAATTCCATGGTTCCATCCATCTCTATGGTCACGTTCATGATGAAATTGGAGATTCCCGAGTCGCAAATATGGCTCGTCGTTATAATATCTGCGTCGAGATGCTAGATAACTATACTCCCCGTAACCTAGACTATTACACAAAGGATTGAGTTTTGAAACTTACAGACTATGATGGTGACAACCTAAATTTAATGTCGAAGATTGTTGGTGATTTCAATATCAAGCAGGGCTGGCGTAACAAGTCCGATGAAATCACCAGCATTTTGACTGAACACGCGCCTAAGCTGGTTCCGGTCTTCGAAAACTATCTCATTTCCACCATGATTGCCCTGATTCATTCGGAACTATCCGAGGCGTTGGAGGCGCAGCGCAAGGGCCTGATGGATGACCATCTACCGAACCGCAAGGGAATTGAGGCCGAACTGGCCGACGCCGTGATACGCATCTTCGATCTTGCCGCACAACAGGGGTTGGATATCGGTGGGGCCGTGGTGGAAAAGTTTCTTTATAACACCACTCGCGCCGACCATAAGGTTGAGAACCGTGAAAAAAGGGGTGGCAAAAAATTCTAATGTTTAAAGATTACGTAGCACCATGGACAACGACAACAGGAATTTCATCTATACATGTCGCGGATATCGATATAAGTTTGGCCGGATATATCTTATCTGAGTATGCAATAAAGATAAGTGACAACTGGAATACGGTTACAATCGACATGGAAGAGTGGGATTCAGTAATGAAAAATAATAGACTGATCCTAACAAGAAAATCCCAAAAACAAGAAAAGGAAATATAAAACCATATGGAAATTAAGTTAACTCATGAGGAATTGGCCAAGAAGAAATTATTTGTTGCTACGCCAATGTATGGCGGTATGTGTGGTGGTATGTATACCAAATCAATGGCCGACCTGACGGCCATCTGCACACGTTATAATATTGAACTTCAATTCTTTGCACTTTTCAACGAGTCTCTGATTACCAGAGCCCGTAATTACTGCGTCGATGAATTTCTTCGTTCGAAGATGGATTATCTTCTGTTCCTAGACGCCGACATCGGCTTCGATCCCGGCGATGTTATCGCCATGATGGGCATCATGACCGATGATTCACCATACGATGTGCTTTGTGCTCCTTACCCCAAGAAGTGCATTAGCTGGGAGAAGATCGTTCAGGCCGTCAATTCAGGCGTCTGTGGACCCAACGACGAGAATCCCCAAGTTCTGGATAAGTTCGTTGGTGACTTCGTGTTCAATCCCAAGTCGGGAACCGGCAACATTCCGATTGGAGAGCCTTGTGAAATTCTAGAAGGTGGGACCGGATTCATGATGATCCGCCGCAGCACCTTGGTCAAGTTTCAGGAGTCTTTCCCTCAATATATGTATCGTCCAGATCATGTTCGTACTGAGCATTTCGACGGTTCAAGAGAGATTTGCCAGTTCTTTCAGGCAGAAATCGACGTTCCTGATTTGAACGTCTTTAAAAATCGCGTCGTGATGGCGCTTGAGAAGACCAAGGAAGCCGAAGACACAAAGGTTCTAGCCGGTCTTCAGGCCGACTTGACAACGCTCTTAGAAGAGTATAACAATGCCTTCAGTCGTTCTTCTAAGAGATATCTTTCCGAGGATTATTGGTTCTCCCAGAAAATCCAACAGATCGGTCTGCATATCTGGCTTTGCCCATGGATGAAGACAAATCACACCGGCACGATGGTTTACGGCGGAAGTCTGGCCGATCTTGCGGGTATCGGCGCTTCTCCAACGGCGGAAATATCAAAACTTGGAAAAAAGAATAAATAACAATAAGATAGGTTAAATTATTTTAAATAATAACTACAAGTAGATGTTGCTCCAACAAAAAATAAAGGTAAGTAAACTATGTGGCCTCAGTATTGGATGTTGATTTGGAATATGTATATAATCATCAATGGATTGATACGTCTAATATACAGTTCTAGTGTTACTTTTTATGAAATTTATCACCATAAAAACTTCGATGAAGAAAGGAAGGGGAAGAATATCGGTACAGGACTTGTCTTCTTTCTAAGTGGGATTTTGACTCTCATCGTCCTTCGTAGTGGTGGTTTCTTCTCAGTCTGGGGTTGGTAATTTGAAGTTTACAAAGGCGTTTGTGGAGATTTTGAAAAACTTCTCCACAATTAACCCTCAAATGCATTTTGTTGAGGGATTTGAGCAGTCGGTCATCTCGGCTGCTGGAAGTGTTTTCGCCTCCACGAAGTCAGATGTTGAGGTCGAAACAGCATTCTCGATCTTTTCCCTGCCAAAGCTTCTCTCCATCCTCAGTCTTTATGATAACCCCGAAGTCGTCGTTTCGGATCGTTTTCTGAAGATTTCGACCGAGGGCAAGACAAATGTCTGTAATTATCAGCTTACAAAGCCAGAATTCATTAAATTTGAAAAGAATCCGGCCAAGTATGCCAAGATGACGAATGATGTTTCTTTTGGCTTGAAGTACGAAGATTATTCGAGTACCATGAAGCTGGCCAATATCCTGAAGTCGGACTACATCACCTTCCGGGGTAATGGAACCAAGATTTATCTGGAAGTGGTCAACGCCAACGAGAATGGCGACTCGGCAGCGACGCTGATCGGAGAGACCGAGGCGGTTTTTAAAATTGTCGTGCCGCGTGAGCTATTAAACCTAATTGATGCGGATTATGCCGTCGGCGTTTCCAAGAAGGGGGCCATCTCCTTCAAATCCGACAGAATTTCTTACTACTTCGCATATAACAAAGATAAGTCTTCGTGTTGATTTGCCTTCTCGCCTATGGACCCACGGTTATTGTTTGTGGTTTCTTGGCGTATTGTGTGACAAAAATGATTTTATTGTTTATGAAGGGATTTAAGGATCATGCAGGGCGATAGAAAATATTTTGGATGGGCCGACAAATATCGTCCAACGACGGTAAAAGAATGCATCCTACCAGAGCGTATCAAGAGCCTCTTTCAAGGATATGTTGATGATAAGAATATTCCAAATCTTGTTCTGGCTGGCCCTCCCGGTGTTGGGAAGACTTCCGTGGCTCTTGCCATGCTTGATGAAATTGATGCGGATTATATTAAGATCAACTCATCCCTAAAGAAGGGGATTGATGTGATCCGCAACGAGGTAATGGACTTTGCCTCGTCTGTAAGCTTCAAGGACGGCAGAAAGTACATTGTCTTTGACGAAGGTGACGGAATGCTGAAGGCCTCTCAGGAGGCGCTTAAAAGCTTCATAGAAGAGTTTGCTTCCAACGCAGGTTTCATCATAACGTGTAATCATAAGGAACGGCTGGATAGCGCCTACTTCTCCCGCTTCGCCACCATAGATTTCAACCTAACCAAGGAAGACCTACCCATTCTTGGTCGGGAGTTTCTGATTTCCGTATTTACTATTCTCGATCAGGAAAGTGTCACCTATGACAAGAAGGTTGTGGCCGAGGTTGTCAAGAAGTATTATCCTGACTGGCGTAAGACGCTGGTGGAGCTACATGCCTATTCGGTGAAGGCCAAGACAATTGACACAGGAATTTTGTCTATTTCCTCGGAAGAGTCGGTAGATGATATCATCGACCTTTTAAAGTCGAAGAACTGGAATGGTATGCGAAAGTGGGTCGGAGAGAACTACAACTCCGTCAATGATTTCAACGCCTTCGCGCGTCGGCTCCTAAATGGCGTCAGATTGAAGGTTCAAATTTCTTGCCTTCCGTCCTTCGTTGTGCTATACAATGAATATGACTACAAACAGGCCTTCGTGATTGATAAAGAAATCAATACCGTGGCATTTTTAACACAGATTATGTCTGAAATGGTGTGGAAGGAATAAACCATGTTGCTTGATCTTATATTTAATATTTTTTACGGTTTCATCTGGTGCTCCATATTTGTCATATATGGATTTTCCATCTTGGCTCTTCTTTCAGGAACATTTATGATGCTCCATCGTGAATTAAAGAAGGATGATTATATATATCTTTTCATGTTTTACTTTATATTTATTGTGATGACATATGCCTTTGTTAAAACCTTTTGAGCATATTGCGGCTCTCAGTAACCGTCAGGAGACGGAACTAGACAAGGGCTACGACAAATACCTTACGGATCGATTCTTCTCGTATCATGTTGACACGATCCTTTATGCTGCCGAGGCGGCTTCGTTCTCCAAAGATATCCCGAAAGAATTCCATAAGGATTTTTACTTCAACTCCATCAAAGGAAGGAAGAGATATTCGAAATGGTTTAAAAGTGAGGCCGACGAAAACATCAAGATAATATCAGAATATTATGATTGTTCCATTAACCACGCGGCGGATACATTAAAAATCCTTACCGAGGAACAGTTACAGTATATCAAAGAATGGTATGAAGAAACAATAATAAGAAAAGGAGATTAATATGTCTACTGTCGTTGATTCTCTCGTAGAGATTGAACTAAAATATGATGAAGACTTTTTAAAGGTCAAGGAAACTCTTTCCCGAATCGGGATTGCCTCACATAAGGACAAGACACTGTATCAGACTTGTCACATTCTACATAAGCGAGGCCGGTATTACATCGTTCATTTTCTAGAGATGTTCATGTTGGATGGTAAGGGCAAACATTTCTCCGACGAGGATCGGGGCCGTCGCAACACCATCGCCAACCTTCTGCAACAGTGGAATCTGGTCAAGATTGTCAATCCCTCCGTCACCGAGTCACCTGTGGCCAGCATGAAGACAATTCGTGTGGTTCCCTTTGCCGAGAAGCCGGATTGGAATTTTGTCGTGAAATATAACATTGGAGTTAAAGGCTGATGGATTGGAATTTGATTTTAACGTTTCTTTTTGTGATTGGATACTTTGCAATAGCTGCCTTGTTTGGCGGCTATGCGCAACACAAATTTTGGTCTGCTCCTATTGTTATATGTGGAGCGTTATTCTGGCCTTTCATGATTCCTGTTATTGGGGGCTTTAAACTAGGTGTAAAAATATCGGAGATGTTCTGATGGATTGGGTTTATATATTTCTCTATTTTGCTTTCGCCTTCATCTTCTGTGGATATACACATATAAAAACTGGTGAAGAGGTTTTTACGAATCAAGGTTTATACCTTGCATCAATCCTATGGCCCATAACAATTTTTATTTGGTTCTTTATGAATTTAGGCAAAAAAATTGGAATCTTCTTTCATGGAAAAATGTAATTGGGTCATCGATGAAATCCTTCTGGAACGTCATGATGGTGACAGGGGATTTCCAAGCCTAGGAAGTGCCGCCGTCGATCAGGGACATAATGTCTTTGTGACAAAGTATGTTCCCTTCAGTGTTCAACCTATTTTTAATTTCACTCAACTTGATCCAGTGCCGACCATCCTTTATGGTTCGATTCAGTTTTTGAATCAGGTTGAGCGATGTGGGATTTTGAAAAATCTGGGATATCCGGGGGCATATTTCAAGAAGGAGGCGCTGAAGTTCTCCAATTATTGTTGGAGATATCCCGGCCTCATGCTGAGTGATTGGTGGCAGATTCTGCCCTATGGTGAGTTGAAGCGTAGGTTGGATGCCGACCTTTCTGATGGTCTCCAACCTCCTTATTTTGATGATCACCGCATGTTCATCAGGCCTGACGTGGTGACCAAATCATTTGCTGGCCGTGTCTTCGACTTTAATACCGCCGAGGATAACCCAGAGCAGCTATCGAGGTACGAACATATTTCTGACGAAGAACTTTGTGTCATCGCGCGGGAGAAATCAATTATTGGTGAGTATCGCCATGTGATCTGTAATCGAGAGGTTATCGCGCAGTCCCAATATCAGCGTGACGGAAAGCTTGACATCAGAATCGATGTTGAACCTGATTGTCAGGCCTTGGCGAAACAGATTTCAAGAGAAGAGTATCAACCAGATAATGTCTATGTGGTTGATACGGCGCTGACCGTGGATGGTCCTAGGATCATCGAATTCAATGCCTTCTCATGCTCGGGACTTTATGCCTGTGACACAAATAATATCGTCAAGAGAGTCTCTGAAGCCGCTGTCAGAGAATTTAATGGAGAAGATGTTGACTGATAAACCAGTGTTTCGCGTCGGTGTGACAGGCACCAGATCGGGTATGACCAATTACCAAAAACAAAATGTATACCAGTACCTTTATGATATTATTGAAGGCGTTGATGTAGCACAATTTAATCATGGAGATTGTATCGGGGTGGACGGCGAAGCCGCTGATATCGCGATGGATTTGGGGTATGAAATTGTTTGTTTTCCACCTTTAGAATTTATCTTGCGTTATAATCACAAGTCTGATATTATCCACGCTCCCCAGACCTACATGAAACGCAACAGGGATATCGTTGATAATTCTGACGTGATGATGGCGGTGCCGTGGGAGATGGAACACCAGAGCAAGGGTGGAACATGGTACACTTTTGATTATTCAATAAAGAAAAAGGTTCCTATTCAATTATTCTTACCAAGAGAAGGAATTATTTTATGACACAACTCTATTCGTGTGGCCTTATTTTTGATGAACCAAAACAGAACGTCATGCTAATCCAGAAGCGCCGTCCAAAGTGGCAAGAAGGACTTTTCAACGGCATCGGTGGTCATGTCGAGGAAGGGGAAACCCCGCTAGAATGCATGTATCGTGAGGCCAAGGAAGAATCCACCATTAGTAGTAAGGCTTTTTGGAAATATTTGGCCGTCTACAAGACTTCCACCTTTGAAGTTCATTTCTTTTATACTCCAGATCATGATCTAAATATGATCAGGCCCTTGACGGATGAGCAGCTTCATGTTTTCGCCATCAAGGACTTGTTCAACCCATCTTATTATTTTTACAATAATTTGGCTCCGAATATCCGGCTCCTGATTGAATTGGCCATGAATAATAATGATTTGAAACTACCAGTAATTTTGGAGGGATGATGAAAAATTGGGGAACTTGTCACGTCGAAGTCTGTAAAGAACTTCTATCTTGGATGTTGACAATGAAAGGCTGGGTGATTATAGTCCATGAAGCTAAGTGGACCGGAGAGACCCTTTCTTGTGGTGAGATTTATTATGTCAATCTCGGTTCCCCACTTCTTGGAAAAGGCTACCATGGGATGATGAATTTCGTCATCCTCGATCCTAATAATTATAAGCTGCGGAAGGATCAGGATACTTAGAATACAGAAATTTTCACACAAAGAAAGAAATAACATTGACAAACAAAATTAATCTGAGTGTGGACCAGCAGGAAGCACTGAAGGCCATCAAGAAGTGGATTAAGACGAAGGAACGGTTCTTCCTCCTTCAAGGCTTTGCAGGAACCGGGAAGACCTTCCTGACCAAATTGATAGCCCAGAGTAATATCCCGAACCTCTATTTCAGCGCGACGACGAACAAGGCCTCCAAGGTGTTGGAAAATAATCTTGGCGTCTCCGTCAAGACGATTTACTCCCTGCTCGGCCTAAAGATGGAAGAGCGGGAAGACCGACTCGTCCTGACAAAATCTGACAAGCCAATCTACTTCCCCAAGGGCTCGATCATCGTCGTGGACGAGGCTTCCATGGTCGGTCGAGAACTTCTAAACGTCATCATCTCCATGCCTGCCATTCGCGTCATCTTCGTTGGTGATCCGGCGCAGCTTCCTCCGGTTAATGAAATATCAAGTCCAGCGTGGAAAACAATTGATAAGGAGAGTAATAGAGCCATTCTTCGAACAGTCATGCGGAATGATAATGAGTTGCTGAATATGGCGACTGAAATCCGCGCCTGTCTCCGTGAAAAGAATTATATCTCTCCGATCCGGCAGGATGTCAGCGCCGAGGGTGATGGTGTCTTTCTTTTTGATTCGAAGAGAGAATTTGAAGATCATCTTTTGAGTAAAATTAGAAGTGTCAACTTCAATGAAACCAAGGTCATCGCATGGCGCAATGATACGGTTAATTATTATAACACAATTATTCGCCGCAAGTTGTTGTTCACCCAAAAGTACGAGGCTGGTGATATTATCCTGATCGGCAAGCCTGTCGTCAGGAACGATGAATTTATCGCCCACACCGATGATGAATATATTGTCGAGGAAGCCACCAATGAAAATTATGTGGTGATCGATGATATTCATGATATCGAATATTGGGAATTGTACGTTAAGAACAACAATCAGGAAATTATTTTGAAAGTTCCTGTTGATCAAGACGCATTAAATGTGCTACTATCACGCAAGGCCATCGAAGCCAAGAATGTCAGTAAGGGCGGAAAAAGAGCCGCATGGAAGGAATTCTGGGATTTGAAGAATTACCTCGATGAGGTAAGATATGGATATGCCCTGACGGCGCATAGAGCCCAAGGTTCGACAATAACCGAGTGCTACATTGACCAGCAGGACATCCTCTGTAACCACAAGTCACAGGAAGCCTTCCAGTGTCTTTACGTTGCGGCAACGAGACCTACAAAACGCATCTATACGTTCTAGAAAGGAAAGAAATTGCCTACACCTAAGAAGAACCGCCCACGTAAGGGGCGTCGGAAGATCGGCTCCAAGAAGCGCCGCAATCGGAACAAGTGTAAGAAGTAAAAGGATTAATCATGGAAAAGATTGTTAGATTGCTCTTCGGATCATCCTTATATGGGACAAATACTCCCACAAGCGATACAGATTACAAGGCGGTTTATATTCCCACCGCCGAGGATATTCTTCTGCGTCGCGTCAAGGAATCAATTTCTTACTCTAAGGAGAAGCCTGAGTTTGAGAAAAATTCTTCCGCCGACATCGATGAGGAAATTTACAGTCTCGATAAGTATCTGAAGCTTGTCGCGGAAGGTCAGACGGTTTCTCTGGACATGCTCTTCGCTCCGAATAATTATATTCTTGAACACTCTCCTATGTGGACTCGTATTCAGAATAATCGGAAAAAACTCATCTCCCGGCAGTCCAAGGCCTTCATCGGCTATTGTCGTCAACAAGCCAACAAATACGGCATCAAGGGCTCCCGCGTCGCCGCCGCTCGTGATGCGCTTGAATTTCTTAACCATCTTGTTAGTATTTTGGGAATGAATAAGAAGCTGGGTGATTATGCCACCAAGATCGACGTATGGGCCAAGGACAAGGAATTCATCAAGATCGTGGATATCCCTCTGGCCAGTGGTCAGGAGATTCGTCATCTGGATGTATGTGATCGTCTGCTACCCTTTACCGCCTCTGTCGGAAGCGCCTTCTCTGTGGTCGAGAAGATCGTGGACGGGTATGGAAAGAGGGCTCTACAGGCCGAAAAGAATGAAGGCGTGGACTGGAAGGCATTATCTCATGCTGTTCGAATTGGGCAGCAGGCGGTGGAGCTATTCAGAACCCATAACATTATTTTTCCTCGTCCCAATGCTCCCGAACTTCTAAATATCAAGAAGGGATGGCTTCCATACAAGGAAGTGTCTGAAAAGATTGAGGAATTGTTTGTGGATGTCGAAGATGCAGCCATGAAATCTACCTTGCCTGAGAATGTGGACAAGGCGTGGATTGAGGATTTTCTCCTTGACACCTACGGAAATAAGGTATATTATTTTCATCAGGCGCAAATGAACCGCTGGTAACACAAGGATTATTCATCATGGGTCTTTTTGATGCAACACCGAAAGAAATCGGCAACGGCCTTCTGAACACCAGTATCGGTAATATAGCCGGTAAGGCTATCTTGTACTACATTCTATTTCGTGTTATAGGTCTTGTTGTGTTCTTCGTTATACTTTTCATCTTCGCGGGGATAGGGGCTTATATACAGTCTAAGGATTGTTATATAGGTAAACCCGACAATCAGGGTGTCATACAAGAACAATGTAGTTATAAGTACCCTCATGGCTTCATTCCTCCGAATGAACAGTGGCGTTATAAATCAATTCCTCCGAATGAACAGTGGCGTTATAAATTATAAATAGGCACAAAAGGGTTTTTTATGCTTGCTTTCCTACTCACGCCATTCGGAAGAATTGTTGGATATGTTGCCGGTGGCATCATGTTGGTCGGTCTCGTATTTGGGTGGTATGAACTCAAAATTCACGAGGCCAAGAAAGAAGCCTTGGCATCGTTTAATCAGATGCAGCTTGAAGAAGTCATCAAGGAAAAAGACGCGATGGCGGCGGTTAATAAAACCCTCGCCACCAATCTCCAACAGCTTCAGGAACAGAATTCTGTCCTTGATGGGAGAGTGAAAGAATCTGCCGGTATCGCCAATGCCGCAGTTGACGCCACAAAGGACGATCAACTCGATCCAATCTTTAACCAAATTTTAGGAAGTCTAAAGGGAAGAAAATAATGATTAAGCTTACAATCGCCGCGTTGATTATTGGTGTGTGTCTGGCCGGTTGTGCCACGCCACAGCCTGTGGACATTAAGGTGACACATTATGAGGTTATCATGCCTCCATCGAATCTGTTGGCCTGTGGGTCAGTCAAGCTTCCAGAGAAGTTTAAGTCTAACAAGGACGTGGCGAAGAGCTACGTCAAGCTTTGGAAGCATAATCAATACTGTCACAACCATGCCGTGGCCGTGCAGAAGTATCTTGATAATGCTCAGAAGGAAACACAATGACGCCTTTTGATTTCTACACCAAGATGGGCGAATGGATGAAAATTCGAACTTATGATGAATTTCATAAGAAGATGCTCGATGAACAGTGGCATTTCTTTAGGCGTTTCGAAACTGAAATGATCCGCCTTCTCAAATAAGAAAGTTTTTATGGGACTTGATGATTTTGAGGTCATCTGTGACGCCACGAACAATACACAAGAGATAATCGATAATCGTGAGTTGCGGATCGATACGTTGCTGATACCAGAAGATTCTCGTTATGAGATGACGTTCATCGTGGGTAAGGACGGGGAAATTACTGACTTCGCTATCAAACAATTTGCGATGTTTGGAGGGCGTTGGTTTAGATTTGAACTTTTGGAGGATTAAAATGTCTTATAATGTTGAGTCGATTATTGAAGAAAATCTGGATAAGATTGTAATCAATAATCCTGATAGTACAAAGCTTGCCGCATGGCTCGTAGGTAAATGCATCGCACAGGACATCCTTTCAAATACTTGTGAAGGTAGAAATGAGTGGTCACCATACGACAGATCACGTCTTTTGCATGAAATCTGTAAGGTTCTTTCTGAAAAATTTAATGAACCTATCTTGCTGAAGAAAGAATTACTCCATAAAGAGGAAGAACACGATTTTTATTACATTTGAAGGCATAGACGGTACCGGAAAGAGTACACAGGCCAAACTTTTGGCTTCTTACCTTGAGGCACAGAATATTCCCGTTCTGCTAACTAGAGAGCCGGGCGGCTCCTATATCGCGGAACAAATCCGTAATATCATTATCAACAACGATCTGGACCAATATACGGAATTCTTTCTTTTTTATGCCGCTCGTCGGGATCACATTTTAAACACGATCAGGCCAGCTATCGACGCCGGGAAGGTCGTTATTTGTGATAGGTTTTTTGATTCCACCGAAGTCTACCAGCAGGATGTAGATATTAATCTGCGTCGGTCAACCAAATGGAATTCGATCAAGGTCGAGACTGGTAGCAAAGAGTGGTATGCCATGCCAGATATTACCTTCTTGCTTGACATGCCCGTCAGCGAGGCCCTAGAACGTCTTAGGATTAGAGGAAACCTCAACACCTTTGACCAACGTCCCTTTGAATTTTATGACAAGGCAAGAGGCGACTTTCAATCTCTGTGGGCTAATCAGGATCGTTTCGCCATGATCGACGCGAGTAAGGATGAGATGGCCGTGCATCAAAGTATCATTGAAGAATATGAAAAGAGGAAAAAATAATGGCGATGTTAGACCCGACAAAACTTCCTGATGAAGGACTGTATAATACACTTCTGAAGTCTGCTCTTAGGGATGCCCTTCGGGAAGTGCTTATGAAGACGGCCACGGAGGAAGTCGAAAAGGTTATCAAGAATGCGGAGTCAGACTTTGAGACATCGGTTCGGGCATATCTTGACCATTCCAGCTATTCTAAGATCGTGAATTACAACATCAAACTTATCAAGAAGGATAACAAATGACTTACGAACCAGTCAAAGTGTTTGAAGACGAATGGCAAGAGCAAAAATTCGATACCTTTCAGAAACAGATCAAATTCCTCAAACAAAAAGAAGAATTGATGGTCAAAAATTGGAACAATAATCCTGATATTTTTGAATTGGAAAAGGTCAGATTTCAAATTGCTGTCTTGATATCAGCATTCAAGAAATTTAAAGAAGCCATTCAGGAGAATGTAGAATACAAAGAAGGCTTTTCAAAAAATATAGGAAAGAGATTATCATAAACATGAAAACTAAAATTGGTATTATTCGTGATCATTCCGGCTCCATGCAGTCGTATATCACAGGAGCCATCAACGATTACAACCTTACCGTTGATAGTCTGAAGTCTTCCATCGACAAGAACCACAAGGGTCTTGTGACTGTCGTGGAATGTGGCGTGGCCGTCAACTTTAGAACCATAAATCGCGTCATCATCAAAGACGAGAACGTCGCGACGCTTAGAAATATTACATCCTACTATGCGAATGGTGGATCGACGCCGCTTCTAGATGCCATTAATTTGATGATTGATACAATTTCCGAGGAAAACGAGAATAGCGATACCGCCTACCTGATCATGGTTATCACTGACGGTGGAAATAATGTTCACGGCGAAATAGCCCCACAGGTTGCATCTCGTATCCGTCATCTCCAGTCTACTGATAAGTGGACTTTCGCCTTCCGTGTTCCCAAGGGTTATGGTTCATACATCACCAATCTTGGTATTCCCGTTGGCAACGTCATCGAATGGGAAGTCACCGAGAAGGGTCTTCGTCAGTCCACACAGGTTTCGACACAGGCCACACGGGCTTATTTCAGTGATCGTACTCGTGGTCTAACCAGTTCTAGCTCGTTCTACACAGACCTTTCGAATGTCTCCATATCTGAAGTCAAGCGTAATCTTGATGATATCACCGACAAGGTTCAAATTCTATGGGTTCCTGAGAAGTATAACAAGACTGAGATTCGCGACTTCTGTATCGAGCATTTTGGAGAATATAATATTGGTTCGGCATATTATCAGCTAAATAAATCTGAGAAGGTGCAGGCATCAAAGAAAATTTGTATCAAGCATAAGAAGTCTGGAAAGACCTATTCTGGCGATGATGCTCGTGATCTTCTAGGCCTTCCAACGGATCGTGAGGTTCGTGTCTCTCCGAAGGATCATGGACAGTATGAACTTTTAATTCAGTCCACATCAACAAACCGTCATCTCGTGGGTGACACTCGTTTACTTTATTTTAAATAGGAGAAAAAAATGAAATATATTTTTCACGTTAGGGTCGATAAGGGACTTGACAATGATCAGATAAACGAGCATCTTCGGAATTTCCGGGATGACGTGGATAGTAAGGAGTTTTTCGAGAATTATGACAAGGTTTTGTATGTTTCTGATGAAAAACAAACTTGGATTGAAACCGTACCTTCGGATTTCAAATAAAAATCTTATGGTTATATGTCCTAATTGTCATTCTCAGACGCTAACATACAAAGGTCAAAATACTAAATTAAAAAGAATAAATAGAAATATGGAAGAGTATGAGGGACGGCTCCCTTCACCGACTTGAAATCGGATGGTACGATGAGTAATCGTATGGTGATCGACACAGCCACTCTTCCGCCAAATTTAATGGAAATGACAAGCCGAGGGGATCGGCAACTGTTTGCTAAACAGATTGCTCTCGAAAGGGAGTCCATGTCGGATATGGGTGTTTCCGCCATCTATGAGAATACGGTATGCACAGTAATATGGCGTGAAAGGCTAGTTGAGTAGCGTCAAGTGAAGTTTGCAAGGCTCCATACCTTACGATCCAACCATGGAAATGACGTAAGGTGACAGGTTCGACCCCTGTTATTCTCTTCTTTTAAAGGATTTTTGTCATGAAACATGTGAAAACATTCCTCATCGATCTGGCCATCATCGCCGGTGCTGCCCTCGTGATCTGGATGACACGTAACCCTATGGTTGCATTCCTAATTTTTTGTGCTTGGATTGATCCAAAGGCGTTTAATCAGAAATTTCTCTAATTTTTTAAAAATATCCGTTGACATCCCGATATGAATGATTTATATTCATATCATCGGAACAACGGAGAAACATCATGGCCTACGACGAACAACATGACCACGCCGACCGTTACTTTCCCGCGATTGAGGGCTACAAGATGGCCAATGCGAAAAAGAGCAAAGCTGCACGTTGGATGGCCGAAGACGCCACCCGCGCCGTTCTGGTCGAGAAGATGTACAAGTCTTCTAACAGCTTCATCAGCACCATGCTGACGAATTATGCCGATTGGGGCTCCCTCACCGCTGGTCAGGAAGCTGCCGTTCGTAAGATTTTCGCCAAGGAAGACGAGCGTAAGGCGGCTTGGAAGGCTGCTGACGCCGCTTCGGTCTTCGTTGGTGAGGTTGGTAAGCGTCAGGATTTCACCCTCACCATGCAAAACCACTTCTCTTACGAGACTGACTTCGGTATGCTCCATATTCATATCCTTAAGGACGAGGCCGGTAACGTCGTCGTTTACAAGGGTTCGAAGTATCTGGAAGCCGCTCGTGGTGATGCCGTAAAGGGCAAGGCGACGGTCAAGGATCATTCGGTTCGTGAAGGCGTGAATCAGACCATTGTCTCCCGTCCCAAGTTTGAAAAGGTGGTATAATATGGATAATAAAGAAAAACTCATAAACACGGCGGGTATGATTAAAACCCGCCTCGCTATGAGAATTATCGAACAATCCTGTCTCTCTGATAAGGGAGACAGTTATTGGGAAATTGATAATGAAATCAATTTTCTAAATCGTCTTTTGACATTCATTCGGGGAGAATAAAAATGACCTACGATCCTGACAACTATTCAACAGAAAAATTGCTTGAATATGCCTATATGATGTTGGGTCTCGCAAGGCGTGATCAAATTAATAAGACTCGCAAGAACGATTGGCTGATCGATAATGAGTCGTTTGATCTTATTGGTGCCAAGCTTAAGAAAATTAAGGAAGTAAAAGGAATAATTTATTAACTTCCTGCGAATAGATTTCCTAGACCTTGGATTGTATTGGTGGTCACTCCTTGTGCAACTCCGGGAAGGGAAGAGATGGTGTCCATGACGCTCTGGGGCTGATTGGCCGACCCTTCCGCCGCCTTGATGGCAAGTGCCTTCCTGCCGTTCGTAGGAGCCTTCAGAAAGGCCTGATTCGTTGAAAACTTCTGAAGCGCCTGAGTCAATATAGAATTATCTAAAACAGATTTTGGAAGGTGGGTATCGAGCGTGGTGTTAATTGCCCCGGCGATGGTCGGTAGAACACTCGATAGGTTTGATAGGATGCTGGCAGGCGTGATCCCAGCACCGAGAATGCTCTGCATTCCATTATTTTGAAGTTGTTCTAAAAACAGCGCGATGATGGATTCGAGGGCAGAGGCCGAGACGGAACCGTTCTGTAGCAGCGGTAAAATCATATTAATTAAAGACTGGAGAGACTGATTCGTCACGCTATTCATGGTGTCGGAAAGAACGGGCGTCTGACCCATGTTCATCAGGGCCGTCGATAAGACGCTCTGGGCCGTGCTGGATAGGGTGGCACCCGACAGTCCTGCCGATAGTGCGTTGATGACTGTGGAGGCTCCTAGCTGGCCAGAAATCGATGATAACGCCGATCCCAACATGTTCCCCATCGCGCCTTGAAGTCCCGAGGTCGATCCGAGGTCGGAAATATCTTTCATCTTAATAAATGATGAAATCGCATTGGGAAGAACTGCATTGAGATTCTGTGGATCAACAGTCTGAAGCTGCTGAAGAATCGATCCACCGATAGAAGTTAATGATGCTACGGTGGGAATACTATAGAACTTTGTCTTCTTACGGGCATCCTCGGTGATATCCTTGCCATCGGAATCATTTTGCTCGGTTGGTGTGTAATTTGGATATGTGATCTTGGTCTGGTCATCTGTCTTAATATTCTGAGTGCTTCTGGTCGAGAAACCATTATCAAATATTCTCCCACCGGGAGGCGTAGAATTGGTTCCTTGTTTTAGAGATTCCGATCCTCCTGTTGTTTCTGTACTACTTGCGTCACCAGCCTTGGCGATGGTTCCCATCATTATCGGCTGTTGTTGATCCCCGTCGAGGAAGACCCCAAATACCGTCGATCCGACGATCAGGCCGACAGGAATCTTGCCAATTTTATTATGTGCTGCCGAAGTTATATTTTGTAGAGGTTTGACCCATGGTAGAGCAGAATCAGGAATATTAGTCGCATCGTCATGCAGGCCATGGATTCTAACTTGGACACGACCCTCCTTGTCAGGGTCCATGACGTTGACGACGACGCCCCACCAATGCCTGTTATCAAAACCAAATGCTCGTTCTGTCATAAAATCCTTCTTTTTTGATATTTATCGCTTGACATAGAATCAAAACCATTTATATTGATCATATCAACGCGGAGGTTTTTTATCATGAATTATCCACATTATGAAATTTGGGGCGGCTGGAATGATGTCTACGGATATGGTGCCGAGCCCGAGCATCTGGAGGATTGTTTCACCCTTTCGGAGGCTATTGAGGCGGTGAGGGAGTATCGTCAACATTCTTATCAGTATGCTTTCATCAAGAACAAAGATACTGGCGAAATTCTGGAGGAATATTGAAATGAGCCACATGGAAGATTTCGCCAAGGTGTGGCGTCGAGAACAGATAATCCGGCGATTCGTTGAACATTGCCTCGCCCTCATGCTTATCATTACTATTATGATAATTTTCGCAGGAATCATCCAATATTTTGGTGGGATTGATACGCTTTCCATCAATGATTTTTTTATGGGGTTCAAGTGAGGGTGCCATGTCACAACATTTTCTTGATTACATACCTTTCTTTCCGCTTCCGGTAGAACTGCGTATCACTGATCCGGCGACGCTGGCATGGATGCATAAACAATGTCAGTCGGTGTTTAATACGCCAGACGAATTTGTTTCTTATAGAGAAGTGATGCAAATTCTGGCGTCGGCCTATAACTTGGGTGTCTACGACGCGGTGTGGGGCGGAAAGTTTCAAGAGAAGGCGAAGGTTCCTTCTGTTTCTCCGATGAAAGAGAAAAAAGTGGTTGACAACGTTTAAAAATGATTTAAAGTGATATTGTTCAAATCATAGGAGTATGTATCATGGGAACCAGAAGTGATATTATTGTTTTGTGTAAGGATGGCGTCTGGCGTCGTATTTACTGCCATTGGGATGGTTATGTGAGACATAATGGTAAGATATTATTCGAGAATTATAATTCCACCAAGAAGGCCGAGAAGCTGATCGGGCTGGGGAATTTGTCGATTCTTGGTCCGAAATGCACCAAACCCAAGGGGCATAGCTGGGAGAATAAGGTTGACGGCTATTGTGTCGCCTACTTTAGGGATCGTGGTAATGAACCTTGGGAAGATGTCAAGGCTTTTGAAGCCGAGACTC